GCTCGAAGTTGTGCGGGACGCACCGTTACACAACCGCAGGAATTATTGATAGCCCCCTGTTTAAAGTTGTGTAATTATAATCCCATCATCGAAGAGACGTGGGCATAAACGCTGCGCATTGGATGGTCACCGGGCAGTTCGCGCAACAACACCGCGATCTCCTGCGAACCGTATAACGCCGGATCAACCCGCCAGAGCTTGTCTGGCTGGTTGAAGTTGCGTTCGTTGAGCTCGTCGAGGTAATGCGTGTAGTAGTGGCGGTCGGTGATCGACGCATGCGTATAGAATATTTCCTGCCGAAGAGGAATCTCGCCGCGGAACATCGCCTCCATGGTGAGTTGAGTACGGACTGTGATCCCGTACACCCTCTCGCATAGTAAGCGCGTGCGATCTCCAACTGGTAAATGTACCTTGGCAAGGAAAGCGGCATTCGAAGGATCTTCGTCCGGTTTAAAGCCGTACCGCTCAAAATTGGCTTTCCACTTGTCTCTAGCCCAACGCGGTATGTCATCGCGAGTTAGGTATTTGCGGACGCTAATGGACTTCGTCTTGCGAAGAATCATCATTGCGTACTCACTAACTATAGGCCCGGGTTTTGACATAAGAAGCGACATGGCTCGAGCGCGAACAGCCGCCAAAAGATTGGACTTGCGCTGAACGGCGTACTTGCCTGGCAACCATTGCATGGTCGCGAGAATATGCATGGGGTCGGCAAGGTTTCTCAAGTCCTGCCTATCAAAGACGTTTCCGCAGAAGCTGGCCACAGCAACGTCTGGAGTGCGTTCGAGCTTTACCACTGCGCCTAAGCGGAGCATGGTGTCCTGCGCGCGGGCCACATCAAGCCCGGGCACAACAGCGGTGAGACCGTCGTCGCCCTCGTAGACCCCAACCACCTGGCGCCAATCAAGACCCTGCTCATGAGCAGAGAAAAGATTGACGCTAAGGTTGTAGAGGCAATTGAGCAGCGACGTGATCATCTCGCCACTCATATTCCGACCGAATATGTTGGCGATGAAATAGTCGAAACGCATTTGGTTATTCCCCAAAATCCACCTCTCCACCTTTTCCATGTAAGCGGGACCGCTAGGGAACCGAATGAGCATGTGGCGCATGAGGATGGTTGACAATATCCACATCATAATTAGCCTCAGTGAGGCTTCAAACGTGGTAAAATCAGTGGCCAGAATGTCCGACCATTGTGAGAATTTCTCCAAGAGCAGCTTTGGCCGGTCTATCTCGGGCACGCCCTTAACGAAGTATTTGGCTGTTTTCTCACCGTGAAACACGGACTGCTCTATAAGTTTGGAGATTGGCCCGAAGATCAAACGCGCCTCCTTAGAACGCGCGTAGATGCCCCTGGCCAGAGAGTACTTGACTTGCTGCGTGTGAGAGGCTTTGCTCTCATCCTTCTTAAAACCGCCTACCTCCCCCCTTCGGTCTCTGCCATCAAGGGTGTCGCGGTACAGCACCTGCTCAACATTCAAGTCGAGCTGTCGAAATTCGGCACGCTGCTCCGCAGAGTAGCTAGTGCCGTCGAGCCAAGTGTCGATATCCACCTTACTGTTAGGGTCGATTGGATCGAACAGAACAGGTACAATGGAACTCCAGAATTCGGCATATTTTGCAACGACCGTAAGGTCGATGCGGCCGGTATTACGAAGCACGCGACCGGCGACGCCTAGCGCCGTGGTCACTGCGTCATTATTAAGACACGGTTCCGCAAAATGCAGGATATCCGGTCTATTAAAGGCACAGACTCGCTGTGGGGGACGATTCAACAACCTGCCATGTTTACGGCGATTCGCGAGACGTAAAGGCCCGAGAACCGCCGAATCGGCCAGGTCAAG